CTGGGGTACAGTCATAACCATCTGTAATTACGATAAATATCAGATAAATGAAAACACTGGTAACCCACCAACTAACCCACGGGTAACCCACGGCCAACCCACGGGTAACCCAAATAAGAATGAAAGTAATACACTAAATAAAAATAAACCCCCCTTACCCCCCAAGGGGGGGACGGCTTCGCCGGGGGTTTTTAAAAAAAACGGGGGGAAGGGCGGCGCATCCGCGCCGGGGGGGGTGTTTGACATCGAGCACCATTTGTCGGACGATGACAGAGCGTCGGTAAAGCAGGCCGCACCGGGGGCTGATATTCACTGGCTCATCACGGAGTACAACGCATCCGTGAACAGCAGCAAGCGAGATCGGCCCGCACGCCCCGCCGCGGCCTTCATCGGATGGTGCAGGGTTTTTTATAAAAACAATAAACACAGGCTATGACCATGCAAGAAACCATCCGCCTTTTTCTGCCCGTCCCCGTCACCATCAACCAAGCATACAAAAACGCGGGCAAGAAAAGGACACTGACAGCCAATACCCGGCGATGGAAACAGGAGGCCATGTGGGCGCTGCACAATCGCGGCTTTGCCAAGCAGTACGCCGCCGAGATAAACCGCAACAAAAAGCTGCGGGACAGCTGCATCACGCGTATCGGTGCCGCGATGAAAGTGTCGATATACGAACTCCGCAAGCAATTCGCGCAGGAGTACGTGATAAATTACCGCTTCTGGTTTGGTGACGACCAGTTGCGGGATGTGGCGAACTTTGAAAAGGTGCTGACAGACTTCCTGTGCGAGAACGGCCTGCTGGTCGATGACCAGTTTATTTGCGAGATGCACATGTACCGCATGGGAATAGACAGAATAAACCCGCGTGTTGAGATTGAAATTATTTCGCTTGACGGGAAGGCAGCGGCGGGGTAAAACAAAATCACAAGGCACTAAACACTCATGCAAGGAGAGCGATATGGACGACAAATACACCCTCAACGAGCTGTCAATCTACGAAACTTCATCTGGCCGCATGGTCTGCACGGCTATTGCCGTAGCTGGACAGTACGCGCAGCAGGCCGATGAGATGGCCCGGATCTGTCTTTTTCTGAACGAAGACGCGCGGAGTAACCAATGAAACATTGGAAACTGTTCTTGAACATGGCGGTGCTTATCGTGCTACCTCTGGCGATGTGCCATGCCGCTGTGATTGGCATGGAGCGTGAAGGCAAACGCCAGGAAATCCAGACGCAGCACGATTGCCAGCACTATGGGGCAGCCATGAACAACTGGGCGCGCCAAAACAAACTCACTCCGCCCTGTGCGGAATAACACAAGGAGATAATCATGAAGCTCGACACAAAATTCCTCGATCAGAAAAAAATTCAATACACCGTTACCGAAGAAGGCGCGATAAAGGTGGGCGGCTACCTCGACCTGCGAGGCACAGGGATCACGGCGCTGCCGGAGAACCTGACGGTGGGCGGCTACCTCGACCTGCAAGGCACAGGGATCACGGCGCTGCCGGAGAACCTGACGGTGGGCGGCTACCTCGACCTGCAAGGCACAGGGATCACGGCGCTGCCGGAGAACCTGACGGTGGGCGGCTACCTCTACCTGCAAGGCACAGGGATCACGGAAAAGAAATATTCAATGGATGTTTCCCTTTCTCTTAGTGTCAAAAAGATCACCAATGCCGACGGCATCTGGGGCCGTGTTCTCTCGAAAAAGGGCAATCTGTCAAAGATAAAGATTTTCGGGCGCAAGGAAGTTTCATTCCTTGCATCATCTGATGATGGCGAAGTCCATGCCCACGGCAAGACCGCTGCCGAAGCTGTGGCGGAATTGGCTTTTAAGATGGCGGATAAAGGCGACCTGTCTGATTTGGCCGACATGCCTATGGATACGGTCAAGACTGCCCATGAATGGGGTTTTGTCTATCGCCGGGCCACGGGTGCCTGCAAGTTGGGCACGGAGAATTTTATGTCCGCTCGGGTCAAAAAGGATACCTATACGCTGGCCGAGATTATCGAGGAAACCAAGGGCGCGTTTGGCCATGACCAGTTTAAATCCGTGGTAGGTGCAGCATGAACACCACCACGCAATTCGACGGTGCCGATTATAACCATGTCCGCGACCACGCGCGTCTGTCCGGCCAGATCGCGGAAATCTTCGCGCTTATGCGGGACGGCGCCTGGCGGACCCTGTCAGACATATCCGCCCTTACAGGCCATCCAGAGGCCAGCGTATCGGCCCAGCTTCGCAATCTGCGTAAACCACGGTTTGGCGGGCATTGTGTGGAGAAGGTCTACATAGACGCTGGGCTGTACAGATACAGGATTGCTGCGAAAAATAAGGAGGCGTGCCGTGGATGATGAAAAAAGACAGGACGTGGCCCGTAAGATCAGCATTGAAACATTCCGTTTCGTTGGTGATTACTATGAAAAGAAGATCAGCAGGCTGAAAGACAAGGCCCCGGCGCAGTTTGTTTACATGGCTATGCTGGGCGGTACGATTGCGGCGGTGGTGTCGATCATCGAAGCCATCGAGAAAAGCAACCCGCAGCTATCCGGTGCCCTTCGCGCCGACATAGCGGCCAAGGTGATGGGGACTGTACAATGATCCCCGACATCAACACCCTTATGGCCCAGGCAGTCAACCGCCACCGCGCCCGTGAACACCGTCTGTCCTTTTACGCTGGCTGTGTTGTGGGCGGGCTTCTTATGCTTTTTGCCACGAAGGCAATGGCAGCCGATCACGACGCCAGCGCAACCATGAATATCGGCGCCCGTATAATACAGTGCGGCACCCGTTACGAAGCCCTTGGACAGTGCAAGACTGGTGTTGACGCTTGCTGTGTCTTTGCAGACAGCAGCCTAAACGAGATCGAGCCAGCGGTAGGCGTTCTATCCCCTGAAATGGTGCTTCGCACGTTGGAGCAGGCAGAACAAAACCGTCTGTATCCCGATATCGACATGCACGGGACTGAAGCGACAGTCGAAGAAACGGATGAGGGGTTTACGGTTAATTTTGAATAATACTTACGGCCCCCAGCGTGGAAAGACATGCTAGGGAGGGATACCGGGCCTTTCGACCGTCCTACTTGGCTTAAATGCCCGGTGTTTGTCGAAGGCAGTAACGGGGAAGAACCGTACGGGGCCACCAGTTTACAACAACTACGAAGGAGCAAATAGAAGATGATGAGTGGTTTTGGGTTTTACGTTCTTGGCTGGTTTTTAGTTGCCGGTCTTATTTTAACGCCGGTAGTAGTTGTCACATACTACGCCGATAAACATTCCTGCCATGTGAAAACGCAGGATATTGGTGATTACGACTATTCACTGTTCGCTGGGTGCCTAGTGCGCCCCAAAGGTACGGATGCTTTTATCCCCCTGGCAAACTACCGTGTTTTGTAACCCGCCCCCGTGGCAGAGATAGGAGATTGAGATGAACTTGTTCGTAGAAACAGAAAAAGGAGAAATAGAAATCGGTGGCAAAACGTTTATCCGCGTTGAGAACGGCTGTTTGCTTATCTTTGGCTCGACCGGGCAGATGGATACAGCCTTCGCACCGGGATCGTGGAAAAAGGCTGAGTATAAGGATGAAGCACAATGACCCGCACCGAACAATTAAAGCAGCTATGCGAGAAGGCGACGCTATCGTACAGCGATTTACAGGCCCTTGATTGCTTGCCTGAACTTATCGCGCTGTGTGAGCAGATGGCGGGGAGGTGGGGTGATGGAACTACATAAACCGCAGATTTTTACAGATGGCGGCCCGTGGGCAAAACATGACCACGCTTGTTCTATCTGCCACGAAAAGAAGTCGGTGCTGGTTCTTAACACCGGACACTTTCAGCCGTGTTGGGACTGCCAGAAAACAGGTTTTCGCACCGTCAAAATTCCGAAACTAATCAGGAGATTTTTCAAATGTCACTGACCACCCCCAACGGCGACGAGTTGTTGCTGGACCTTACGCGCCGAGCGATCTTTAGACTGGAGCGGTGGCTGGAACCGTGCCCTGACGGTTTACCCGCGCCTGAATTTCTGACGCCAGACGAAGCGCAGAAGGTTCTGGATATTTTGCGCCGCCATGACGACACCCGCGCCCTCGCCCTATCCGCCACCGTGGGCGGCGAGCGGGAGGTAATGGTTGCCGCAGCGGCAGCACTTAAAAAGGCCGCTGAAACCTTCGATTACTATGCATATCTTCACCAGAAGAAGGGTACAGAGGACGGACAAGAGAAGATGCGCAAGAACATGGTGCACGCTGCCGATGCATGGAACGCATATCACGCTATCGAACGCACCCTCGCCACCCCGCCAGCCGCGCCTGATAGCGCATGGAAGGGCATAGCCGAGGGACACGCTTTAGTCATAGCGCAACTTGAAAGGCGTATTGCCGAACTGGAAGCCGCGCCGAGTGATGGTATTACGGAGCATGACATTTACGCGCCGGGTGAGTTTGAAAAAGAATGGAGCAAGCCAGCCGTGCCAGCGAAGAAAGAGGGGGGTTAGATGTGGACAGATGTAATAATCAAGGGTGCAATTCTGGCAATGACAATCTGGTATATAGGACAAATATTATGACCCCCGCAAAACGCGCAAAGGCTGCGCTGGATGGTATTGATGTATCGCATGAGCCAACGACAAGCCTTACAGGACAGGCATATAGAGACTTACGCGATGACCTTTTACTCGATTGGATAGAACGTAACCATGAACTGGTCCGCGAAGCCCTCGAACAGATGGCGGATTCACAAGAGTATGAGAAGCGAGTAAAAGAAGCCCGGCAGTTTGCTTTCCGGTATGGCTGTATAGATGGAGCGCACCACAAAATGTGGACCATTGACCAGATCGTCAGGATTTTATCAGGAAGTGAGTATGAGGAGTTAGTTTTAGAAAACTGCGCTGGCGCAGATGGCCCGAATACTTACTCATGGGACGAAGGGATCGCGCCATGATAGCCGCGCAAGAAAGCAGCAGCGAAGGGGGTGGGGAGTGAGAACAGGACTATACAGAGTTAGACGCGGGCTGTTTGGAAAGTGCGTTCTGCAAGCGCAATTTGATGGCCCTGCGCTTATAGGCGGGCAAGTAGATTCTTCTATCCGTGTTCTGTACTGGACCGATGTTAAGTATGATACTGCGCCGATATGCTTGAAGGAGTGGAAAAACAATGACCAATAACAACCCGCCGATGCCGGAACGGATAAACGTGTGCCGCGTTGATGACCCTAAATATTTACTAGGGACTGAATACCGTCATGTTTTCGGCGACACCGAGTATGTCAGATCAGACCTCTCACGCCCACGCCTGACGGATGATGAGGTGGAGGCCCTGAATAAAGAAGTAATAGAAACGATGGGAGATACAGAAGGTCCGCACTTTGAAATGCGCGGTGGGGTGGTGACCGTATATCCTGAGCGTATTGTTCTGGCTACAATCAAATATTTGCGCCAACGGGGGATTATATGAAACGCCATATTGTGATATCATAGCGCCATGACAAAAAAGAAGGACACCACCAGGAACAGCAAGCCCGCACCGGCTAAGGAGATCCACGCCCCGGCCTTCCCACAGTTCGAGGGTATGGGCATGACCGTCCTGCAACAGAAGTTTGTTATGGCATACTGCCGCCCGGATGTGGGCTTCAATGGCACAAGGGCCTATATCGAAGCCGCCGAAATGGACGAGATCGAGGACTACATGACCGCCGCGCAAAGCGCGTCCCGTCTGTTGAAGAATGTCAAAATTCAGCAAGCAATTTCCATAGAGATCGGGCGGTTCGCAAAAAACCATGACGCGCTGGCCGAGGCGGTGCTGAAATCATGGGCAGTCACAGCCTTTGCCGACGTGTTCGATGTCATAGCCGTCGAGGGTCCGTTTGTAGTCCTGCGGTCGGTCGACGATATACCGCCCCACCTGCGGACGATGGTGCAGAGCGTCGAGAACACGGCCATGGGCATCAAGGTCAAGTTTTGTGACCGGGACAAGGCCAAGGAGAATATTGCGCGCGCGCTGGGTATGTTCACAGAAACGACCCGCACCGTGGGCGAGAGTTATGAAACGCTGGTTGAGCGGCTGGCAAAGCAGGAGGAAAAGGCATGAGATTGAAAAACGTGAAGCTCCGACGGTTTCTGGATAAGTGGAAATGGCCGCTGGTGACGCGGGGCCGCTACCAGACCCTCAAGGACAACATGCAGGCCGAGCTGGATCATGCCAGCCGCACCATCGCCGCGCTGAATGCAGCCCTGCTGGAAGCCCGCAAGAACGACCACCGCGACCCGGAAACCGGACGGTTTGAGAAAGCCCCGTGAGTGATGATATACGCCGCAGGCTGCTGACCGACCTCACATTCTACGCTCCGGCGCAGTTAAAGATCATGCCGAAGTCGGGCGGCAGGGCCATACCGTTTGACCTGAACCGGGCACAGGCCTATCTCCATGACCGCCTGGAGGACCAGCGCAAGCGCACCGGCAAGGTCCGGGCCATCATTCTCAAGGGCCGCCAGCAGGGATGCAGTACCTACGTCGGCGCCCGCTATTACCACAAAACCGTCTGCAACCACGGCCTGCTGACCTTCATTTTCGCCCACGACACCGCGGCGAGTGAGAGCCTGTATGGCATGGTGCAGAATTATTATGACCTGTCAGACCCGTCATTCCGGCCTGAACTGGGCGCGCGCAACCACAAGGAGCTGCTGTTTCCGGTCCTGAAATCCGGCTACAAGGTAGGCACGGCGGGCACAAAGGGTCTGGGCCGGTCCAAAACTTTCCAGATGGTGCACTGGTCAGAGGTGGCCTATAGCCCTAACGCTGCCGATCACGCGGCGGGCATCCTGCAAACCGTGGCCGACTTGCCAGATACCGAGATTATTCTGGAAAGCACAGCGAACGGGGAGGGCGATTATTTCCACCTTGCCGCCATGCAGGCCATCGCGGGCGTGGGTGATTTTGAACTGATATTTATCCCGTGGTACTGGCAGCAGGAATATACCCGCCGGACGCCGCCCGACTTCGCCCTTGAGCAGCCCAAGGACGACGAGGACTTTACGAGCGAGCAGGAATACATGGACCTGTTCCACAAGGACGGGCTGACATTCGAGCACCTCGCATGGCGCCGGGCCAAGATCGCGGAGTTCAACGGGGAAGTGTCGCGCTTCATGCACGAGTACCCGTTCACGCCGGAGGAAGCCTTTGCGGCATCGAGCGCGGAGAGCTATATCAAGGCCCTGACCATCAAGAAGGCCCGCCAGACCGCGCCCATTCAATCCAACGCGCCGATGGTGTTCGGCGTTGACCCGGCAGCCCTCGGCGGCGACAAGTTCAAGGTATGCCACCGCAAGGGCCGCACGGTGACAAAGGTGGACACATACCCCGCCATGTATCCGCATGAGAGCGCGCGCAGGCTGGCGCAGGACATCCAGAAGTACAGGCCTATGCGGGTGAACATCGACGTCGGCGGGTTGGGTATCGGGGTTTATGGCTGCCTGATCGATATGGGTTATGGGAACATTGTCCACAAGGTGAACTTTGGCGGCGCATCGTCGGACCCGGATAATAATTATCGCTACGTCGACGAGATGTTTCGGGGCGCGTGGAACTGGTTTGCAGACGGGCCGGTGTCGATCGCCTGCGATGAGAAGAACGCCGCAGCCATCCAGTCGGAAATCAGCGGGCGCAAGCACAAATGGCACAATAACAGCCAGCTGCGGATGGAGCCTAAAGCCGAGTTCAAGAAGCGTATGCAGTACAGCCCGGACACGGGCGACAGCTTCCTTTTGACCTTTGCCGAGCTGCTGCCGGAGAACCCGCAATTGCGCCCGGGCATGAATGGCCAGACGATGCAGGCGGGTATTGAAGGCTGGGACCCGTTCAAGTAAGATGGTCGGGTTGCAACAACCCTGTACTGGAGATCCCCATGAAACGCTTTTTTATCGCACTTGCCGCTGTGCTGCTTGTCGCGGCCCCCGCCTATGCTGACAACTACGTCCACGCCTACAAATCGGAAGCCGAGATCCGGAACTACTTTTCGGAAACTGCGACGGCTGCCAATGTCCTGAACCAGACCGAGTGTGGCAAGACGTTGTTCCTGTCCACGACCGGCCACGCGACAACGCTGCCGACGCCGACCATTGGCTGCACGTTCAAGTTCATCGTGGCCACGGCATCGCAGGGCTTCACGATCATCACGTCCGGCGCCGAGCTTATCAAGGGGCTGGGCTTTGAAACTGATGACGCCAGCGCAGATTATCCGACCACCGCCGGCGCTGACACGATCACGTTCGTTTCCGGCACTGCCAAGGTTGGCGACCGAGCCGAGGTTGTCAGTGATGGCACCTACTGGTACGTCGTGACCTTCACCTCGTCCGATGGCGGTGTGACATTCACGTCCGCAATTTAAATAATATACTAGGGGGAACGCTGCTGGCCTTGGCGCTGGCAGCGTTCCTTTATGTCCATGATACCGGCAGCCCGCTGCTGCTTGTGGGATTGGCCCTTGCCGCCGCCGGGGTGGCTGTATCCGACAGGGCGCCCAGCTTTACCGTGGTCTGGCTGCTGTGCCTGCTGGGGCTTTCCGCGGCGACCAACCCCACCGAGCTGTCATTCCTCGCCATATTCATGCTGCTGCCGTGTGTGGCGCATACGCGGGCCAGTATTGTTCCTGCGGCCATTGTGGTCGCCATATTTGCGGCCGGGCTGATCGTCCAGACATTCCTGACACCGGAGCTTATGTATTACGGCGCGCGCGCGTCCCGGCCCATGCTCAACCCGAACAACGCCGCGGAGGTTCTCAACTTCCTGATGGTGCCGGTGCTGTGTCTGCTGGTCGACAGGCCGACGCGCTGGCGGGCGCTGGCCGGGTTGCTGTTGCTGGCGGCCATGCTGTGCACAGGGAGCAAGAGCGGGATTGTCGCGGCCCTGATCGCGGTGGCGTTCTTTGCGTTCTTCAGGAAGCCCGCGCTGCGCCTGCCGCTGGCCGCGCTGGCCGGGGCTGCGGTGGCGGTTATTGCGATATGGGAGCCGGCGAGGCAATCGCTTGCCAGCCGGTTTGTGATATGGGACAAGGTGGCGGGGCTGATCGGCCAGGGCGATGGGATCGGCAGTTTCTACACGCTGTACCGCCCGCTGATGACGGATGCGGACCGCGAGGTGTCGGCAGGGTTCTTTGCCCATAATGACGTCCTGCAGATTGCGATTGAAATGGGCTGGCCTGCCGCGCTGGTGTTTCTTGGCACGTTGATTTATGGGATATGCACGGTTCGCAGGGCGCCGCTGGCCGCGAGTACGATGCTGGCCATATTCCTGCACGCGATGGTGTCCTTTCCGTTCTATATGGCGCCTGCCAGCCTTCTGGCCGGGCTTGCTTTTTCGAGGATGAGCAATGGTCATAAACCCGATATACTTCGATGAAATCCAGCAGTGGTATGTGATTTTCCTCCCCCGGAGCGCGCCGCGTTCCTGCTGGTGGCATTGGCTGGTGCGGGATGAGTTCGCGCATTGCTGGCTTGCCCGGGAGATCGGGCCGCGCCAGATGATGGTGGTGGAGCAGAATGACTGGGGCATAGCGGTGCAGATCATCGACCGCCCGCTGGACGAATACCTGCTGGAGCAGGGCCGCATTGCCACCGCTATCCTTGGCTATACCGCTGATTACCGCCGCCAGACACAGCCCCGCCGCCGGGTGATTTACACCTGCGTGAACACGGTCAAGGCCGTGCTGGGGCTTTATCACTGTGCGGAGGTGCAAACTCCTTACGGATTGTATAAACTGATGCTGAGATACGCGGCCACCACAGTGGTCAAACCGTTCGTTCCATTCGTTCACGCATAGGGGAATGATATGTCAAAAATGTTAGGTGGTAAGCCAAAGGCGCAGAAAGTCGACACCAGCGCGCAGGACAGGCTGCTGGCAGAGCAGGAGGCCCGGCTGAAAAAGCAGGAGGCCGATGCTGCCGCGGCTGAGGATGAGCGCAAGAAGAAGGAGCAGGGCGCGGCGGCGGCCAAGCGCGGTCGCTCTGGTGGCGGTTCCTTGCTGTCCGGCCTTGAAACAGGTGTTACGCCTGTGTCCGAAGGCAAACGCACGACACTGGGGTAATGTGGCATGGCCCAGCTTGAACTCGAACGACTGATTGACCGTTGTAAAAAGGGCATCACTGACCGGGACATGAACCGGCAGACGTTCGAGGATTGCTATGAGTTCATGCAGCCCTACCGCAATACGTTCTCGCAGCAGGCACAGGGCGAGGGCAACAAGACGTTCAACAAGCCCTCCCGGCAGTATGACAGCACGGCCATGATCTCGGCCAATAACTTCGTGAACACCATGCAGGCGAATTTCACGCCCGTGTTCACCCGCTGGGCAGAACTCAAGGCAGGCCCCGGCATCCCGGAGAAAGAGCGCCCGAAGCTGAACAAGGAATTGTCCAAGCTGACCGAGCTGATTTTTGCCTACATGAACGCGTCCAACTTCGCCACCGCATCGGCGGAAATGTACTTCGACTGGGGCATCGGAACCGGCGCCTTGTGGCTGTTTGAGGGGGACGAGCAGCAGCCCCTGAATTTCGTGGCCACGCCCATGAGCCAGATGGGGCTTGTCGAGGGGCGGTTTGGCACGGTCGACACCCGCGTCCGCCAGCACCGCATGAAGGCCCGGCTGATCAAACCCAACTGGCCGAACGACAAGATCGTGCTGTCATCCGAGCTGGAGAGCTGCATCAAGGACAAGCCCGACGAGGAGGTTGAGCTGCTTGAGGTGTGCTATTATGATTATGACATGTTCGTGTGGCACTACGAGGTTATCCACGAGCAGAGCAAGCACCGCCTGCTGCACCGCGAATATGCCGAGGAAATCTGCTTTACCCCGCGCTGGATGAAGATACCGGGATATGCCTGGGGGGTTGGCCCGTTCGTGCTGGCCCTGCTGGACGTCAAGACCCTGAGCAAGGTGCGCGAGTACATGCTGCGGTCTGCGGCCCTAAACATCTTCGGGGTGTACACGGTGGCCAATGGCGGGGCGTTCAACCCGAACACCACCGTTCTGAACCCCGGCACGTTTATCCCGGTGGAGCGCAACGGCGGGCCGAACGGGCCGAGCATTGCCGCCCTGCCGCGCAACGGTTCGTTCGACCTGCAGGAGTTCATGGTGCGCGACCTGCAGGACCAGATCCGCAAGGTGATGCTGGACAACCGCCTGCCCGCCGACACGCCCCAGCCCAAGACCGCGTTCGAGATTTCGCAGCGCATCAAGGAGTTTCAGGTCAATATCGGCAGCGCCTATGGCCGTGCCATGTTCGAGTTTGTGCAGCCGTTATTCAAAAGGATTATCGCCATTCTGGTTAAGAAGGGCTTGATCCAGTTGCCGGAGGGGTTTGAGATCGACAACTTCCTGATACAGGTGCAGGTGGTTAGCCCGATTGCCCAGCAGCAGGCGATGGAGGACGTGCAGAAGCTGACCAACGCGATGGCTATTGTGGGCGGTATATCGCCTGAGCTGGTCTTGACGGCGTGGGAAGTCGAGAAGCTGCCCGCCTACCTTACGGAGCGCACGGGAAGCCCGGCGGCGCTGCTGCGGGATGAGGAAACGGCAGAGGCTATGAGGGAGAAGATTATGCAGATCGCCGCGCAGATGATGGCCGCACAGCAGCAGGGAGCAGCCGCATGAACGATGCATTTACGGACCCGCTGGGCTACAACAAGCAGGATGATGCCGCCGACGCGCACTTTGCGGCGCAGGCCAAGGCGCAGTTTGACAGCATTATGACCACGGCGGCGATTTACAACACGCCCGCCGGAAAGCTGGAGCTGGCGCGGCTGCGGGCGGCGACCATAGAGTCGGCGGCATGGATGCCCAGCATCGCATTGCAGCACGGCATGGAAGCGGCCACGGCCCACGCCTTTGCCCGCGAGGGGCAGAACGCGCTGGTGCGGGATATTGAGAACCGGATTGAATTGGCCAAGAAAGTCAGCACGCCGGAGGATTTACAGGAACTGCTCAAGGGAGGGCAATAGATGGCTACGGAATATCGGGATGGTAAAACAATCGACTGGTCTTCTGAAAATGGCACCCCGAGGGGCACGAAAATTATTTACTGGGCCGGTCTGGACGGTGACGACAAAGGCGAGTGGATGGAGGTCGGGGATTATTCTGATCGCACCGTGCAGGGCGTGGGCACGTTTGACAGTGCATCGCTGGCATGGGAGGGCAGCAATGACCCCCGGTGCATCACGGACCCGACCAACGCCTCGGCCTTTCCTCTGGTCAATGCGGCCGGGGGTGCGGCCATTGCCCTGACCGCGGCGACACAGGGCAATCAGGTGTTGCAAAACCCGCGCTTTGTGCGGCCCAGCAATTCTGGCGGCGGCGGCTCTACCAGTATCACCGCGTACATGTTCTGCAAAAAGGGGTAATGCCATGACCGATCAATTCAATATCACCAACGCCCGCAACACCATCGAGCGGCTGGTTACCGAACGGCAGGCCCTTGATGGTGCGGCCAACCTGATCCTGACACTGGAGAAGGCGGGCGCAGCCTTGGCGCAGAAGAACGCGGAGATAGACGCGGCGGCTGTGCGGCTGAGCGAGCTTAATGCCGCTCTGGCTCTGGCAGAGCAGTCAATCGAGGACAAAAAGGCGCTGGCAAAGCAGATCGACGCAAGTGCCAAGGCGGACGCCGATGTCATCCGCGCCGAGGCCCGCAAGGAAGCCGCCGAGGTGCAGGCGCAGGCCAAGGCGCTGGCAGACGCCGCAGAGCAGGCGCGCGAGGCTGTGGCGGTGTATAACAAGCAGGTGGACACGGCCAAGGCTGAGCTTGAGCAACTGCAGGAAAGCATCCGCGCGGCCAAAGCAAAGGCGGCGGCTGATCTGGGGCTGTAATGACACAGGTTGCCAATTACGTACTGGAGATCACGACCAGCACCGGGACTGGCAACCTGACGCTTGAAACCGGCGAAAATCTGCATCCGAATTTTACCGCGATCTATGCGGCTGGCTTTTCCGCAACCTTTGGAACAGGAAGCGGCAACAAATTCTATTACGGTATCAGCCATACTACCGAGCATGAAAGGGAATGGGGTATCGGTTATATGTCCGATGCCACTACTCTTGTGCGCGAAACCGTACTCGGAAGTACAAACAGTAATAACGCGGTGGACTTCTCTGCCGGCACAAAGATCGTCACGAACGATATGCCCGCGCAATTTCAGAACTATCTCGTGGGCGCGACCGGGAATATACAGACGCAGATTAATGCCAGACCGTCTTTAGGAATTGGTAAAATGATTAGCATAGGAGCGACAATCTAATGCCTGCAAACACCTCACCTATTTTTGGCCGTACGCCCGATGTTCAATTGGCTGGCGCCGTTATTGGCTCTAGTGCAAATACCGCCACGGATGGAACGGGGGCGAATACGTACCTGATTTTCACCGCAGACGCTACCGAGGGTAGTTTTGTTCAAAAAGCTATCTTCAAGCCGATTTCGTCGGTTGCGGCTACCGTTATCCGTCTTTGGTTCTGCTCTGACACCGGGGCGTTTTCTGCCGGGACCACAAACACCGCAGCAAATACAACGATGATTGCGGAAATGTCAACGATTGCATGGACGGCAAGCAACACCTTGGCGGCGCTGCCTTATGAGATACCCATTAACATAGCGATGCCGCCCGGCACTAAATTGCTGGTTACTTTTGGAACGTCAACCGGTGCTTCGACAACCGGATTTAACCCTCTTGTGATTGGCATGAAGTTCTAATGTTTTATCCTGAGAACACCATACAGCAAGGCGCGACAACGGCTAGGGGCTTCTTCGCCACTACCGGTGGGGCCGCTGGTACGCGCTGGCAAGTATGGGATAAGCCGCCGGGGTGTTCGTGGGTTTACATGATGGTGCAGGGTGCCGGTGGCGCTGGTGGCAACGGTCACACGGCTGCCGCAGGAAACAACCGTGGCGGTGGCGGTGGTGGCGGTTCGGGCGGCACAACGAGGTTGTGGGTTCCTGCGGGACTTATCCCGGCGCGGTTATATATATCCCCCGGTTCGGGCGGGATACCGGGCACGAACGCGCAGATTACTTATGTCGCTACGCACCCTAATATTACCGCCGGTTCAGCCGCAAACTGCCTTGTGTTTCAAAACGCGGGGTCCAACGGAGGGAACGGAACGGGTGCCGCTGCCGGGTCTGGTGGTAACGCTGGGGCGGTAGTCGCGGCAGGAACCAACGGATACCTTCTGTCAGCGGCAGTATTTGCGGGCACGGCTGGGCAAGCGGGCGCGGCGGGCGGAGCGCATACTGGGGGCAGCGGGAATTCCATTACTCCTGCTGGTTCCGGCCTAATGGTGACGGGTGGCGGTGGTGGTGGTGGCACTCCAACCGGAAACACAAACTTCACGGGCGGCGCTATTGTCGCGGCGCCCTACACTTATCAGAACAACGCGGGCACAGGCTTTATCCCTGCGGGTGCGTCCGGTGGTGGTAATGGCGGCGATGGATATGGGATAAATTTGCCGCTTTATTTTATGCTTGACCGCATAGGAAACCTGTTTTTCTCAGGTGGCGCTGGCGGCGGTACTAACGGCGCGGCTGGAACCGGCGGGTCTGGCGGCTGGGGCGGCTGGGGTAGCGGCGGTGGCGGTGGTGGTGGTGGTGTTACAGGCGGCGCAGGCGGACGCGGCGGCGGCGGCTTTGTAATTATCATGTCTGGATAAACTTTAAATTAACCCTTTTTTCTGGGTAAAATTATGATCTTCGGCTCATCCATAATGCAGGGTTATATTTTCGCCCCAAGCTACTCGTTTTTGTTCGGGATGGCAGCTGCAGCAAGTGAGGTGTACTATATCCCCACATTCCGGCCACGGCGCGGGCGGTAGTACGCACAGAAACGGGCGTGATTTATCCGCACGGTATGGTAATCTTGCAGTACATTGAACACACACAAGGAGGACAACGTGAATAAATTCCTTAATGGCGCGGCCTATTTGCTCATGAACGAAGCGGGCGCAGACGGCGGGGATGCGGGCGCCGGGGCGGGCGGTGATGCCGCCGCAGCAGACAAGGGTGCACAGGGAGGCGGTGACAAGGCCGCAGCTGCAGCCGATGCCGGGGGCGACTCCCTCCTGGCGGGCATCGAGGACGACGGCGCAGACGGCGCAGACGGCGCTGCGATCGACTTCACCAAGGGCAAGCCGGAATGGATGAGCGATGAGGCTTGGGATGCCGAGAAGAAGGCCCCGAAGGCTGATATTCTGGCAAAGGAATTGAAGGCCGCGCAGGACCGGGCCAAGGGCTTGCGTGACAAGCTGGCCAAGGGCGAGAACAAGGTCCCGAAGGACGTCAAGGAATATGCCTTTACCCCGTCCGAAAAGGGCAAGGCCGCGTTTACCGATGGCGACCCGTCCAAGGACCCGGTGGTGCAGGCGGTGGCGCCCATCGCCCTCAAGCACGGCCTGTCGAAGGAGCAATATGCGGGCTTCATGGCCGACGTGTCGGAGGTGCTGGCGGACATGGCCGAAAGGCATGGCGCACAGGTGACCGAATTGACGCCGGAGCAGAAGGCCGAAATCAGGGCCAACGAGATGAAGAAGATCGGCGCGAACGGCGTGCAGGTGACAAAGGCCGTGGGCGCGTTTATCAATACCATCCGGTCAAACGGCGGTTTGTCAGAAAACGGATTGAAGGCGGTGCAGACGTGGATACAGACCGCCGAGGACGTCAAGGCGATGAACGAGCTGCGGGCATACTTTGGCGGCGGGCATGAGATACCGAGCGATGGCACGACCGACGGCCTGCCCAGCGATGAGGAAATCGCGCAGCTTATTACCAGCGTCAAGACGGAGGCCGACCAGCAGAAGGTGGACGACTTGCTGAACCGCCGCCGCGCCGCTGGCCGTCCGGACAAGCTGAACATCCGCATGTAGCACTACGCACATACGCACAAGGAAACCCGCTTCTTTACAAGGCGGGTTTTTTTGTGGCATCATGGAACCTGCAAACGACCCGCGCACCGGCGGCCCTCCCTGCACCACGCAGGCCCGCATTGGAAACGGCCTTCTCGTTTTAAACGTGAAAGTTCAACCCCAATGTAGGAGAGTGTCATGACGACCTCAGCATCCGTAAACTTTATTACCAGCTTCGACACGATGGTGAAGAAGCAATTCCAGAAGGGCTCTGTCCTTCGTGGTGCCGTCCGTACCAAAACCGGCGTGAACGGCTCCAGCCACGTTTTCCCGAAAATCCGCAAGGGTCTGGCCACGCCGCGCATCCCGCAGGCAGACGTCACCCCGATGAACGTCGTCCACCAGAAAGCCACCGCGACCCTGACCGACTGGAACGCGGCGGACTACTCGGACGTGTACGACCTCGCCGCCCTGTCGTTCGACGAACGGCAAGAGCTGGTCGACACCGCCCTGATGGCCATAGGCCGCCGTCTGGACCAGATGATCATCGACGCCATGGCTGCCAGTGCGAACGCCACGCAGGTCAGCCAGGACGTCGGTGGCACCAATACCGGCCTGAACGTCGCCAAGTTCCTGCGGGCCAAGCGCCTGATGGACGACGCGGGCGTTCCGGCTGCTGACCGTACGCTGGTATGCTCGGCGCGCGCGATTGAACAAGCCCTTGGCGAAACCGAAATCGCCAGCGGTGACTTCAACATCCTGCGCCCGCTGCTGGAAGGCACCCTCGACCGTTATGCCGGCTTCAAGATCATCATGGTCGAAGCCCGCGACGAGGGCGGCATTCCGGTGGCTACCAACATCCGCAACAACTTCGCGTTTCACAAGGACGCGGTGGGCCTTGCGATTGGCATCGACGTGAAATCGGACGTGAACTGGATCCCTGAAAAGACCAGCACCCTGATTAACGTCATGTTCAAGGCGGGTGCGGTCACTATCGACACCGACGGCGTCTTTGACGTCCTGACCTACGAAAGCTAACAGGCTGGGCGGGGGTTACTCCCCGCCCTCCTTGACGTCAAAACAACAACTTACAGGAGGCCATTATGGCTTTTGCACTTGAAAACTTCTCTCCCATCGGTGGCCAATCCCGTCGTGGCAAGGCCCCGCAGCACTTCAGCTATGCCACGCTTGACGCGGTGACTGATGTTGACACCGCCAACTATTTCCGTGGCACGACGGCCTACGGCGGCGCCTACCATCACCTCGAAGTTGGTGACGTGATCCACCGCGTAACGTGGTCCACGGCCATCGGCGAAGGCGGCACGATTTCGAGCTACGGCACGCACATCGTGTTGAGCAAGGCCAACGGTGACATCGACGTTTCCAACGAAACCGATCTGACTGAAACCGACAGCCGTTAAGCGGCCCTGCCGTAACGAACATGGCACGCCGCCGGGTTTTATCGCTCGGCGGCGTCCTTACAAAAGGAGCAGGATATGGCTGACAGTCGGGAAGATATTGCATCACAGGCGCTTGGGCTGCTGCGGGCGGATAGTGTATCCAGTTTTGATGAGGGCACCAACGAGGCCGACATATGCAGCCTGTTTTATGACGACTGGGTGCTGGATATTCTGACCCGCTACCCGTGGTCGTTCTGCACCAAGAAACGCCGCCTCAACCAAGACAGCACGGCCCCGGTCAACGAATATCAGTATTCGTACATCGTCCCCGGCGAGTGCCTGCGGCTGTGGGCGATATATGACACGGACAGTGTGGGCGCAAAGCCGACCACCTATTACGATATTCAGGGGCCAGACGGGCAAAGGCGCGTATTCACAGATGCCGCGCAGGTCTGGGCTGAATATACCATATACCCGTCCGAGGCCTTCTGGCCGGGCTATTTCATCCATTTTGCCATTCACTCCCTGGCGGCCCTGATTGCCATGCCGGTGACGGACCAGCCGGACATTGCCAACCGGTATCAGGTTTTGGCATGGGGCCAGCCCAACGAGAACGAGCAGGGCGGTAAGTTCGGCGTGGCGTGCAAGATCGACGCGATGCAAAAGCCCGGTGAAACCATCCTGAGCAACCCTTTGGTGGAAGCGAGGTTTAGTTAGTGTCCCGTTTTAAAACCCTCCAAACCCGCTTTACGCAAGGAGAGATCGACCCGCTGATGATTGGCCGGGTGGATGTGGACCAGTATTACGGCGCAGCGGAGTTCCTGCGGAATGTGTTTACCCTGCCGCAGGGTGGTGTGCGGCGCCGCCCGGGGCTGGAGTTCATCGACCGGATTTTAGGGCAGCTGACCTTACGCACGCCGTCGTCTGCCACCGCCCCGAATGGCGGGACCGCGGCGAACGGTTATGACGACAACGCGTCCAATACGGTCCTGACAACCACGAATATCAGCACTACCAACCCGTATGTGGTCCTGCGGTATGATCTGGGCGCGGCTTACAATATTGGCCCGATATACCTGTATGACCTGAAACTGAGCGCGTCGGGCAGCAGCAGCGAATTTTACGTGCAGGTATCGACGGATGACGCCACATGGGTCAATGCCGGCGCCGCCCTGTCGATCTCCGCCACCGGCAAGGATTTCACCCGCAGGCCGCCGCGGGGGACGTGGCGCTATGTGCGGCTGGTGCGGATTGGCGCCACGGATCTCGGCACGCGCAAGGTCGAGATTGACGACATGCTGGTGTACTCGCAAGGCGACCTTAGCAATGTTAAATTGGTTAATTTTGAGTTCAACGTAGCGCAAACTTATGTATTTGTTATTACTGACAAAAATATAGCAGTATATCAAAACGGCGTGTATCTGATCGACATACGCGTGACCGATTACACGCACGCCCGCATACCGTATATCGACTGGCTGCAATCCGCCGACACGCTGCTGGTGTACCATGAGGATGTGCAGACCAAGCGCATCACGCGCGGGGCGGATAATGACATCTGGACGGTGGCAGCGGTCACATATTCCAATATTCCGACGTATGATTTTGGCTCCGGCTCCGAGGCGGTCTGGTCCGTTACGCGCGGCTGGCCCCGGCATGGCGCGGAGTATCAGGGCCGCATTTATCTGGACGGTGGAAAAAGCAGGCCCACCGTGGTCTACGGCTCCAAAGTCAACAGCCTGTTTGACTATAATTTTGGCACCGCGCAGGATAACGAGGCCATCGGCCCGCTGTCGTTCGAGGGATACAACGATGTCGAAGCCATCTACCCGGGCCGCAACCTGATGATTTTCACAAGCGGCGGGGAGTTTATCCTGCCGCAGCCCTTTGGAGATCCGGTTACGCCGGGCAATGTCACCGTGTCGCGCCAGTCAAAGATCGGTTCCGCCGCCTATCTCCGGCCGCAGGAAACCGAGGGCGGGGTGCTGTATATCCAGCGCGGCGCGCGCAGCGTGCAGGAGTTCATCTTTACGGACACCCAGCAATCCTACACCAACAACCTTGTGTCCCTGATCAGCTCGCACCTTGTGAACAACCCCGTGGATTATGCCTTGCGCCGGGCGACGAATACCGAGGACGGATCATATCTGCTGATGGTGCTGGCCGATGGCTCCCTGACCGTGGTGAACATCCTCCGGGCGCAGGGTATTGCCGCATTCACCAAGCAGACCACCGAGGGCCTGTTCAAGAACTGCACGGCGGACGTCGGCGACATGTACTTTGCGGTGCAGCGCGAGATTGACAGCGATGACGTCATGTATCTCGAACGCTTTAATGACGACCATTACATGGACGCATCCACCCGCTTCACCACGGGCCTGCCGACGGACACCTTTAACGCCCCGCAGCTGGCGGATACAGAGTGTCGCGTGCTGGCGGATGGCGCAATCATGGAGGACGCCACCCCGGACGCCGATGGAGATTTCACGATCAGCCGGGACGCCGAGGAAAGCGTGGAGATCGGCCTGAACTTCAACCCGCGGGTCAAGGACCTGCCTGTGGAAAACCCGCAGGTCGGCACGGTTCTGGGGATGCCGGTCAATGTCAGCGAGGTGATTTTGCGCCTGTCGGAAACCGCGGGTATCAAGGTCAACGGAAAAACGGTATCATTCAGGGGGTTTGGCCCCTCTGGCGGCGGCAGCCCGCTTGACGCCATTCCGCCACGCTTTACCGGCGTGAAGGAGCTCAAGGGCTGGCGGGGCTGGAGCGAGGGGGGACAGGTCGAAATCACGCAGGACGATCCCCTGCCGATGACCATACTGGCAATATCGAAAAGGGTAAACGTGTAACATGGCAACAGCACTTTTGGGCGCACCGCTTATGTCCGCCACCGCCGGGGCCTCTACTGTGGGGGCCTTGGGCGCGGGCGGTGTATTCAGCGCAAAGATCGCCGGTGCATCGCTTCTGAAAATCGCGGGCGGCAATCTGCTGTCCGGGCTTCTGACCGGGGCCAGCGCATTTTCCAGCATTCAGGCCGGAAATATGCAGATGGACATCCTGAACGCGCAGGCCCGGCAGGCCGATCTGAACGCCCGCATGGAAACCCTGAAAGGCAAGCAGCAAGCCCTGACCATCCGCAAGCAGCTGGACAAGGATCTGGCCAGCATGAACGCGACCTTCGCCGCGCGCGGGGTGCTGGCAGGCGAGGGCACCGCCGCCGCCGCCGAGGAGGAAAGCCGCAGGAACGCCGAGGAGGACATCAACATCGCCCGCTTTGGCGCGGAGATGGGCGCGGAGAGCGACCGGATGCAGGCGCAGCAATACCGCATGGAAGCCGGGGCGGCGCGATCTGCGGGCGTCACCAATGCCCTGAACACCATTACGAACAGCCGTTCTGTCCGCAACCTGTCCACCAGCCTGATCGGGTAGCACTATGGCAACAGACATCACGCGTTATGACCAGAAATTGCAGATCAGCGGGCGCATCCCGACCACGCAATTCAGCACCGGCGCGGTCAAGCTGAAAGAGCAGCAGGCGGCGGCCATGCTGGAAACCGCGCAGAAGATGGAAATCCGCAGCGCGGAAAACGCCTATTTGCGCGGGCAGACCGCGATCAGCCAGGAACTGAGCCGCATCGAGCAGGAAAATCAGGCCGATCCTGATACCATGAAAACCAGCATCCAGAATTTTTCGGATGGCTTTCTGGAGGACGTTTATGACGTTGAGGTAAAGCAGCGCCTTGAGCTGCAGCTTTCCGAGCATGGACAGGCCGCCATTGCCCGCGCCACGGCCAAGCGTAACCAGATCATCACAGAGCAGGGGGCCTATGAAACCTACCTCGCGATGGATGGCCTCCAGACGCAGACCGAGCAGGCGGCAATGGATTACTTCACCGGCGATCCGGCCACGCAGGAAAGTGCTGCCCGCCGGATGCAGGAAATCATGCTGCGCGGGCAGACAATCCTGAGCCAGACCGGGCCGGATGGCACCCCGTATGTCGGCGCCGCCCAGCGGGCCAGCTTTATGTTTGGGCTGCGGGACGGGACGTATGAAACGATGGCCCGGGCATGGATCAACAGCCAGCCGAACAAGCTGCAGGCCGCCAGTGAGTGGCTGGATGGTAACGTGACGATCCAGCTGCCTGATGAGAACGGGCAATTGCAGACCGTGAATATGCGGGAGTCGATGCCCTCCACCGCGCGCGCGAAGGCGGACAATGCTGTCATGGGCCTTCTCCGCGACCGTATCAGCATTGAAAACCACGCGATGGCGATGGAGGAAAAGAGCTATGAGAAAATTGCAGATCAGGCATATGCTGCTGTCATGACTGAATTGCAGGGCGACCCCTCCATGGTTGGCCCCCCTGACCCCGGACGCTTTGAAAAATCCCTGCAATTTCTTGATATTAACAAAAATGTTTTTATCCGGGGCGGCAAGGAAAAGGAATATTTTGCGCTGCGAAAATCGCTGATTTCCGGCGATCCGGAGGTAGAAAACGGGGCGATCAAGCAGCAGATTTTGACCGATGCCCTGCAAGGCCGCGATCCGTCGATCATTGGCGTTAATGCCATGCAGCAGCGGCAGGTCAGCATCGAAACGCTGACGCAGGCGCAGAATATCTACCGCCAGACGCAAGGCCCTGCCGACAATGCCCTGACCTATTACACCAACAGCTTTAAAACTGCCTTCGGGGGCGTGAACAAGGTCATGGAAGGGCTGGCCGCGGCAGAGCTGGCCAATGGCCCGATCTTGCTGCAGCGCCAATACAACCAGTTTATTGAAAAAGAGGGCCGCGTCCCCAGCATACAGGAATTTGAGCCCTACTACCGCAGCACCCTGCAGGGCGTTGCCGCGCGCACGGGTATGGATACCCTGCTGGACAGTGCTGCCCTTGCCCCCAGCTTTATCGCCCCCAGCATGATGGCAGGTCCGAAAACACCGGAAACGCTGGGCCGGTTGCAGCAGGGCGTGGTCAACCATTTCACAATTCGTTATGGCACAAACCCCGATGAATGGCCGGACGACGACCAAGAATTAATACAGGCAAAAGAATGGCTTATGCTGTACGATCAGGAAGTTAAAGCCGAGCAGCAGCCCAAAACCGGGGGTATCAGGTAATGAGTGACGACCAGAAGATCGACAACGCCGCCGCGCTCAAGTCGTTCCAGCAGGACATGATGAATTATGACAGCGATTACGCCGCGCATTATCAAAAAGCGCAGGCGGATGATGCGCGGGATTATTTCAAGGGCGTGCAAAACCAGCAGATCGAGCAGGCCCCGATCAGCGCGCAGGGTCAGCAGCAGGACATGACCGCGCAGGGGGCAATCCAGACCGCGGGCAAGGCGGCGGGCGCGGTGGCGAAGGATGTCGGCCTTGGCGTGGTGCAGGCCCCCAGGAGCGTGGCGCGCGGCGCGATCAAGGGCGTCAATTCAATGATCGGGTTCCTCGAAGGCGTCACCGACCTGATGCCAGCCATTACCCTGCTGAACGAGCAGGGCGAAATGGGCGCGCCGCGGGTGACGACCACGGGGGAAAAGCAGGAGCGGCAGGGCACGCGGATTAACAAACAGCGTGCCGAGGAGGGCAAGGAGCCCGTAGAGTTTGGCGCCGCGCCGCAACTGCCCGTCCCCGGGAAGCCCGCCGTTGGAACAGTGACCGGCGGCCTTATTGAAGGGATCACGCAATTTGCCGTGGGCCTGAAAGGCGTGGACAAGCTGGGCAAGGTGGCGGGCGTGGCGAAGCTGGCCAAGGATGCCGGGGCCGCGCAGAAGGCGGCCGCCGCGATTGGCAAGGGTACGCTGGCCGATGTACTGGCGTTTGACCAGCATGAGCAGCGGCTTTCCAATGTGATCCAGCAGGTCCCGGCCCTGCAAAATCCGGTGACGGAGTACCTGATGGCGCGGGATGATGACGGCTTTGCCGAGGGCAAGCTGAAACAGGCCATTGAGGGCGCGGGCTTGGGGCTGGCGGGTGAGGTGCTGGGCAAGGCCGTCACCCTGATGAAGCGCGGCAAGTCTGCTGTGCGTGACATGAAAGCCGGGGGCTTGACGCCTGATGACCTGCAAAATCTGCCCCTGTCGGCGCAAACCGGGGAAACATTCCAGAAAGCTGCCCTGAATACGCTGGGCGATGTCGATGATCCCCGCTTGCTGATACCCCGGGAGGCAAAGCCCGCGCAGGCGGTGGATGATGCGGGCACCGCGGCGGTCAAGAAGTTGAGCAAGGCCTCCAAAGCGACCAAGGATACAACCCCCGGCATGGTGCAGGATGCGGCCAAGTCCGACCTTGAGGGCGATATTATGATTAACTTCGCCCGCATCGAGGGGCCGGAGGATATTAAGCGGGCCATGCAGGAACTGGCGAACGATCCGCGCCTGGCGCCCGATGTAATCAAAGCCCGCCGCGGTACGATTACGGATGAGCAGCTTTTGAAAAATGCCGATGATGTCGACGGGTTCAGCACCCTGATGGAGCGGCGCGTAGGCGGGACGCTGAACGACCAGCAGACCATCGCTGCCCGGAAACTCTATTACGATGCCACCGACAAGCTGATCGAGGCGGCCAAGAAGGCGGGCGAGAATACCGCCAGTAACTATGACCAGTATGTTTTCCGCCGGATGCTGGCAATCCACCATGCGGTGCAGCAGGATCTGCTGGGGGCGCGCGCAGAAGCGGCCCGGGCCTTGCGGGCGTGGTCCATACCTGTCGGTGGCGGCAATCTGGACCGTCTGCGCGGCATCGAGGAAGCCTTGGACAATTTCGGCGGGGTTGAAGCCACGCAAGACCTTGCCAAACGCCTGACGCAGATGAGCCAGGCGGGCAAGATGACAACCGATCAGATCAATCAGGTGGCGCGCGGCGGGGCATTGGCGCGTACCGGCAAGGCCTTGCAAGAGGCGTGGAGCCTTGGCCTGCTGACCAGCCCGCGCACGCATGTGGTCAACGTGAGCAGCAACGTGTTCACCGGTTTGACGCTGGGGGCGGAAAGGTATGGTATGGCGGCGCAGGGGGATATTCCCTTGCGCGAGGCCAACGAGTTCATGGTCGGGTATCTGGGCAGTTTCCGGCAGGCGATGGGCAATGCCGCGCAGGCTTGGAAAACAGGGCAGACGGGCTTTGGCATGGGAAAGATCGAGGCCCCGTTTGAGCGTGCCACGGCCCGGGAGGTTCTGGACCCGGAGGGCAAGGCCGGCATATTCAGCAAGGCACTTGACTGGTATGGCGCGGCGCTGAACCGCTATGTCGGCGGCACGCTGGCGGCTGGCGATGAATTTGGGAAAACGACCCTTTACAACGCACAGCTGCGGGCGATGGCGACGCGGCAGGCGCAGCGTTTGGGCTTGAAAGGTGCGGATGCGACGCGCCATATAGCGGATACCGTAAGCAACCCGCCGCCCATGATGCGGTCAGAGGCGATTGAATTTGCCAATTATGGCACGTTCACCAATGCACTGGGGGCTGGTGGCGCCGGGGCGCAGAAGGCGATCAACAAGATACCCGGGGCAAAATTCATCGTGCCATTTGTTCGCACGCCGCTGAACATCTTCAAATTCACCTTCGAGCGCACGCCGCTGGGCTTGGTATCGCAGAGTATCCGCGAGGATATAGCCGCGGGCGGTGTCCGCAAGGCATCGGCTATGGCTAAGCTAGGCATGGGCACTAGCGTGATGATGCTGGGCACTGATATGGCCATGAACGGCGAGATTACAGGCGCGGGGCCGGTTGATCCGGAGATCCGCAGCCGCCTGATGGCCGCAGGGTGGAAGCCGTACAGCATAAAGATCGACGATAAATATTACAGCTATGCCCGCTTTGAGCCCTTTGCCACATGGCTGGGGATGAGCGCGGACATGACGGAAATCCTCGGCAATTATGAAAGTTATGACATCGCCGCGCAGGACGAGATTGACGAACTGGGCACGGCTATGGTCGCCGCCATAGCCAATCAGGTGGTGGGCAAGACATTCATGCAGGGTATTTCCGACCTGACACAGGTGCTCTCCGACAGCAAGCGATATGGCGCGCAGTATTTGCAGCGATATGCAGGGAGCCTTGTGCCGAACGCGGTGGCCGACATCGAGAAGATGGTCAGCCCGGAGCGCGAGCAGGTGTTCAGCATGATGGACGGCATCAAGGCCCGCATCCCCGGCCTGTCTGATACCGTCGGCAAGCGGTATAACGTCTATGGCGAGGTCATCAAAAATTACTACCCCGATCCTGACAGCCGTGCCATCGCCTTTACGGAGCGGGCAATGCAGGCTTTCAACCCTGTGTTTTTCTCCGACAAGGACGCGCCCAGTCAAAAGCTGGATGAATGGTTTTTGTCGAGCGGCGTGGATGGTCCGAACATGCCGCAGAAGACACAAAAGTTTGACGTTCCCGGTGATTTTACCGGCGGCAAGGTGGCGGTTGATTTGCGGGAATACCCGGAGATTTTCCAGAGGTTCATGCAATTGCGCGGTGAAATCACCCTGCCGCAGTATGAAAAAAGCACCATGAAGGAATATCTTATAAAGCTGGTTAATCAGGAAGTGCCGTACAGCAAGGTGTTTTTCCACGGCATGGCCAAGAACCGCGAGGAGCAGGCCGCCTATATTTCCGGCGTTGTGGCTGATTATGACCGGGCCATTCGCAAGCAGCTGGTGGACGAATATCCCGTTTTGAGGCAGACTATTGCTGAGGAGCGCACCAAGCAGATGCCCTTGCAGGAAAACGCTGGTGGCCAAGGTCTGGTCAGAACTAAACCGTTTCCATAGGAGTAACGACCGATGACCGTGACGACAAATGATGGCCTGATACAGATGACCGCGACGGGCGGGGAAACCACCGTCGACTTCGACTTTCTCATCTATGCCAAAACGGACCTTACGCTGTATGAAACCGACCTGACCGGGGCGATTTCCACGCTGGTCCTGAACACGGATTACACCATTGCGGACAGCGAACTGAACGACCCCGCGGGCGGCGAAATCGTGCTGGACGCTGGCCAGTATCCTTCTGGCGCCACGGCTGGCCATGTGTTCACGGTGGAAAGCAATATCCCGTCGACCCGGTCGGCAGACTTCCAGCAGGGCGGGGATTTTTTTGCTGCCACGTTGAACCGCGACATTGACCGTCTGACCCGGATTACGCAGCAGCTCAAGCGCGACCTGTCGCGCTCTGCCCGCCTGCGGATCGACTCTCTGCTGACCTCTGTGACCTTCACCGAGGACCCGGTTGACGGTTTTGCTCTGGTCTGGGATGGGGTAAACGGCAATATTGCCAACGGCCTGTCCTTGGCGGACATCACCACGGCCACCGCCACGGCGACAGGCGCGGCTGCGACAGCGACCACGCAGGCCGCCACGGCAACAACCCAAGCCGGGATCGCCACCACACAAGCGGGCATTGCCACAACCAAGGCGGCAGAAGCGGTTGCGGCTGCGGCAAGTATCGACCTTCCCACCTTGGGCGCAGCGCACACTGTATTGCAAGTCAATACGGCTGGTAACGACCTTGAATACGCACTGATAGACGTCAATAATCTTAAGTCTGATTTTATCAACGATGCCACGACCGGCACGATTGACAGCGCGGATTATGTTTTGTTTTCGGATGTAACCGCAAGCAACGTTACGCGCAAGGATACTGTGGCGAATTTGCTGGCTTTGGCTTCTGGCGGTGGCTGGGTGCCTATTAAGACGGTGACGGCTGCGAACGACGCCACGATTGACTTTGTAAACGGCACGGGCGGGGTTGTGCTGGATGGGACGTATAAGGCTTATGCTTTTGTTCTGTCATCTGTTATTCCCGCTACTGATTCTGAGGCTTTTTGGGTTAGGACGTCAACAAATGGTGGCGTTTCTTACGATAGCGGTGGATCAGATTATAAATCACAGCAATTTCATCAAAACGCAAGCGGCACAATAACAGCGGCTTACACATCTGGCGCGTCTTCAGTAATATTGACACCGATTGATGCGGGCAACGACACTGGCGAAACATTAAATATATGTATGTTCTTTTACAATCCAGCCAGTACAACGCTTTATAAAAACATGGATGCAAGCGTTGTGTATGTGCGCGATGATGGTACTTTGGTAACGGCGAAAGTTACGGGATACCGAAACGCCACTACTGACATTGACGCCGTACGTTTCTTATTCTCATCCGGCAACATATCAACCGGCACCTTCACCCTTTACGGCTTGGCGAGCGCATAATGAAAACATTGCACGATGGCACCGAAGTATCTGACGACACGCCCACGAAAAACGTGTCTGGTTTGAGGTATCTTCTGACCCCCGAAGAAATCGCCGCCCGGCAAGCAGAAGAAGCCGCATACGAAGCCGCGAAACCTTTGCTTCAATGGCAATCCCGCATGGCTGCGACTGACAGCAAAATCCCGCGTTACGTGGAAGATTTGATTGATGGTGTTCAGTCTGCTTTGCAGGCTTCGGGCGTCAGTCTGTCAAACCATATTCCTGATGCGCTGATGACAGCGTACGCGGAAAAGAAAACCATCCGCAGCCAGAAACCGAAATCAGGATAGGGGGACATGATGGAAAAAATGCCTTGGCACCTTGATCGCAAAGTACCTGTCAGCCTCGCCTTGGCGCTTTTCCTGAATGTCGCCGCTACCGTCTGGTGGGCGGCAACCCTGTCCGCCATGCTGAGCAACCAGCAAAAGACCATTTCCCTGCATGACACCCAGATAGCCGCCATAGCCGCCGCGCAGGCAGGCGTCGGCGAGCGGCTGGCAACCCTCGAAGCCGGGCAGGCCTACCAGACCAAGATCCTCGACAAGATCGACGACAAGCTGGAGGCTAAATGACATTCTACCTGTCCCGCGCATCGCTTTCAAAATTGCAGGGCGTCCACCCCGACCTTGTGAAAGTCGTCAAGCGGGCTATCGAGATCACGCCTGTCGATTTCAAGATTACCTGCGGCCTGCGGACCCAGATCGAGCAAGCCGCCCTGTACGCCCAAGGCCGCACGAAGCCGGGCAAGATCGTGACATGGACCATGAACAGCCAGCACCTCATACAGGCAAGCGGGTACGGCCACGCCATTGACGTCGCCGCGCTGGATGGCGGCGAGATCACATGGGACTGGCCGCACTATGAAGCCATAGCTGACGCCATGCGCCGCGCCGCCGAGGAGCTGGACGTGGCCATTACATGGGGCGGCACCTTCACCCGGCGCGACGGGGCGCACTTTCAACTGGACACAAAGGTGTACCGATGAAAATACAGGAATTTTTCCAGTCAGATGCCGGGCCGCTGTCGATGTCGCGGCTGCTGATGTTCGGCAGCTTTATCGTTTCCAGTGTCATAATGCTGGTGCTGACCCGCGCGGATATGATGAACGAGGGGTATTTTTCCATGTATATTACCGCGTGGTCCGGTTCCTATCTGATCGGCAAGGGCATTGACATGAAGGCCGCCACCAGCCAGCAGGGGGGCAAGCAATGATATGGGCACAAGTGTTTGGGTTTATTGCGAAATACTGGCGGACGGGATTGATTATTACCGCCATCGTAGCCGTTTCTGGTTTGTGGCTACATTCACAGGGCCAAGGGGAAAAGATCGCCAGATTGAAGGCGGATTTGGCCTTAAAATCAAGCGTCATTGAGGAAATGGAAAACGCCCGGCGGGCAATGGAGAGGACGGCACAGCATGACAGGCACAACATGGACACAGCCGCGCGGTCGGCGGCAGCGGTGGCGGCGGGCAGGCAGGGCGGTGATGGCCCTATGGCTCCTGTGTTGCGCGGCGAATATGACCGCGTGCTCGACCTTGCCGCGAAGAACCCCGGTTATTTCAGATAGCACCCTGACATGCCCTTGGCCCCCGCAATATGCCCCGCCCGCCGCGGCGACCCAAGCAGACGCCGCCGACGCACTGACCACAACGTTCCTGGCGGGCGACACTTGCGCTTACCGGCTGGCCTGTGTGCGCGGCCTGCTGCATGGAAAAACGCCCCCTTGTCCGGAGCCCGCCGTGGCCGTACGATAGGCGATCACCAACAAACACAAGGAAACAGGATATGAAAACCTATTACATCGAGCTGCACAAAGATGGCCAGACGCTGGAAGTATCAGCCGCGCCTGCCAACAATCTGGAGGAAGCTATTTCCGCCGCCGTGCGCGCCGCCATTGGCCGGGGCCGGGATAATTTCAGCGCGCGGGAAACCACAGAGGATGCCTTTCAAGCGTTCATGAACGGCGGCGCACCGACACCTGCCGCCCAACCGGAGGAGCCGCCCGCGGCGCCGGAGAGTGAAACCATGGATGAAGGCGAGAAGCTGCCCGAGGAGCCCGCCCCGGCTGCCGATGAAGCGCCGCAGGAAACCACCGAGGAACCGCCCGCGGCAGCCTGACCGGCACAGACAGCAAAAAGCCCCCGGCATGGGGGCTTTTTTTGTTTCACGTGTAACGGAAAGGCGGGGAGGGTGTTTGACTACCACTCCCCGCCCCCACAAGGCACCGCGATGCAAGGCGCAGTGCTTTACCACTTTACGGCTGAAGGCCCGTTAATGCAATAACGCCTTTGGACCCGACCTTTTTCAGATACCCGAGGTCAATGAGGTTTTTGATATGCCGCGCCCCGGTGTTATGGCTACCCCATCCCCCGCGCTCGGACAGGCTGCGGGAAGTGATAACCACCTTGTCGTTCACCATCATCTCGATCATGCGGAAAGCCTTGGTCTGTTCCGGCGTCAAGGTGGGGCCGCAGGGGGCCTGTTCGGCCTTCGGGGCCTTCGGGGCCTTCACCGCCTTACCTTTGGCCGCAGCCTTGCCCTTGGGCTTCCTCGGGGCGCTGGCGGCCTCTAAGTTCGCGGCGTCGACAGCCCCCGCTAAAAGCCGGTCATTCAGGTTGATGATGGTCAGTGCCAGCAGGCGGCAGGTACGCGCCGGGACCGGTATAGCGTCCTCGCCGTCCTTGTGCGCAAAATTGCGGTCGTAACGCTTGGCCACGGCCAGAGCTTCGTTAATCTGGTCAGCGGTCAGATCGCTGGCCTGTATCGGGGTGTATTTCTCGCCTGTCATTTCTATCTCCTTGTGGGTTGCAGTCTTATGTAATGTTGGGGCACGCTGTATTCCTTGGATAGTGCCTTTCTGACATCATCGCGCATTCCCTGTGTCAGATTGGCTGGCAGGTCGACGCGCTCGATGACGAACCCGTCCACCATTACCTTGTACTCCTGCACAGGGTACGCACGCGCCGCGCTTTTGTCCATAGCGGTCATTTCACACATCCCGGGCACGGTCCCTTGCCCTGCGCGTCCTCGACCATGCCCGCGCCTCCGCACTGGCCGCATATATCGTCCATAGGCTTTTCCTCAAGTCCCAGACCCGCAACCAGATCGGGCTGCCCGTCATCGTCCTTGCCCCCGGCGTTCTGCTCGCTGCTGTCCCGGATCACATTGCCGTTGTCGGTAAGGTGGGCGACGTGGCCGCGCTCGAACTCGCCCTCGATGGCTGCCGCCCGCTGGACGTTCAAAGGCAGCTCAGGGGCCAGCGCGCGGATGGCGGTCTTGATGGCCATGGCCTCATAATGGCTGTCCCACGGGCTATCCTTGCGCTTGCCTGACAAAAATGCCTTGTACCCCTCCGACTTGTCCCGGATGGCGTTGACCTGCTCGATGTGCAGCACGCGGAAATCGCTGGGCAGGTTGTGGCTGCGGGCGGTGGCATAGGCGTACAGGATGGGGCCGCGTTCGGACGGGCCGCCGGGCGCCGGGGTGTGCTCAAGATACGGTGACAGGCCCCGGCCATAACGGAAATGATCGGCCTTGCGGACCACATCGCCAGATACCAGATACCCGGAATTAGCGGCGAGTGTGATATATCCCTTGTATCCCGGGATAAACTGCGCCTTGCCCTTAAACGGGACAATGTGGCCCTGGCCGGTGACGTTATCGACATCAAGGCCCAGAACCGCCGCTGTCATGGCCGCCTGCACCACGCTTTGCGGCGTTGCGCTGGTGCACAGATATTCATTGGCGGACAGGGCATTGACCACACTGCGCACAATCCGGTCTGGCGTGACGTGCGCGGGCAGCACCTTCTGGAACTCCGGCTTGAATTTCTCAAGAGCGTTCTTGTGCTTGGTTAAGGATTCATTAAAAACCGTTAGATTACCCATAGTTATTTCCTTGCATTGTTGCCTTGTGTATCGCGTTTGTATCATGCTTGTGCGTAGCAATCAACCATTATCATCCCACCGCCGCCAGAATTGGCTTTTATTTTTTTGTCTGTCCGATCTTTTAACGTTAACAGTTGCGGGGTTTTTTGATTGCAAAAGACGCACCACTTCCTTGTGACGATCACCCCGCAGGTCGACTGGATTGCATACCGTCACCCCATTCCGGGCCAGCCACTCTGCTTTCAATTCTTCATCCGTCTTGTTCATGCTTCGCCTACCGGGCGCACCTTGATCGCGCCGTTTTTCTGCACCTGTATGGCATAGTTGTCCGTGCGCGCGGCCCACCGTTTCCAGATTTTCCCGCCCTGCGGCGCCTCGGCCAGCATGCGGTGCAGGATGCGGGTTTTCATTTCCGTTACCCTCTGCTCCACGCCTTTTTTCTCCCCGCTGGCCTTGATCCATTCCGCCACGTAATCGTCAAGGATGGCATCGCCGCGCAGGTCGCGGGGATCGGGATCCGCTTCCTCCTCCGCGAACTTAAACATATCGTTGATATGCCCGTATTCCTCCGCGCCGATAAGGGGCGGTTCGCGCCCGGCCGCCACATCATCCATGAACCGGCGTGTCCGCTCGATGATATGCTTGTGCACCTTCGGCTCGGGCTTTCTCAGCATCACCCGCACATCCTCCGGGTTGCCAGAGTGCAGGGATGCAATGCACCCCCACGTAAACGGGCGCAGTCCCTCGGCCACGCGGGCGGCATTGCATACCAGATATTCATGCTGCACCTGCAATTCCACATGATCCGGGGCGCGGCTTTGCGTCCAGCCTGGCGCCCATTGCTGGACGTTCTTGATCTGCATGACGCCCGGGCCGTGTTCGCTTTCCACCACGAAGTAATCAAGCGAGCAGCCCAGCCACGGGTATTCCGGATGCTCGTGGTAAAAGGCGCAGGGCTCCAGCCGCCAGCCGTGAATGTCAGAAACTACAAAGGCGATGAACGGCTCCATAGCCTTTCCCAGCTCGGCCAGCAGGTTCAGCTTGGTTTCCGGTGGCAGGTTGCCGCGCTTTTCGTGGTACAGCGCATTAAGGGTGGGCGTGTATGAGTTGCCGCAATTGAACAATGCCGCCACATCAGACGCGCCGATATGCTTGCGGCGCAGGGCGTGCCAGCCTGCCGGGTCGTTTTTAATATAGATCGGTATAATTTCCATTATATCAGCCCCTTATCCTTTGCCATCCATTCAGGCATGGTAAATGTTCCGTCCTTGTTGTCCTCAACCTGTGACTTGGGCAGCCATGTCAAAACAGGCTCGCCGCGCAGGTCGCACATGCCGGCGTCGACGCCATACGCCTTTTCCGTTTCGCGCTGCAGCGTGGCGGCGACGTCGATCAGTTTAATATCGCGCTCCATGCTCATGCGTTCCTGAATTCGTGGGCGGCCTCGATGCCGGCGTCCCGGCGTTCTTGCATACGGTCATAATAGCTTTCAAGGAATTTTTTCTCGGCGCAGATGGCGTCCTCAATGGCGTGCATCGCTACATGGATATTATCGTAAACCTCCTCACATTCCGACCGTTCGTACCATGCGTTTAATTCCGCATAGATTTGCTCCAGACTAAGGAATTGCGGCTTTATTTCCGGCATGACAATCAGTTTTTTCTCTTGCATTTTAATCTCCTTGCGGGTGTTGACTTTCACGAATATAACGGGCTATCTTCAAAAGTACAAGTGAAATTATTTCGGAGTAAAACGATGACGAAAGCACAAATTCAAAAGAAGGTCGCAAGCTGGAAGTGGCGCATGATAAAGGCGTGCGGCACCGTTGCCATGTTCTGCGAGGCCACCAACCGGTCGCATCCGCAGATGTCGGAATGGCTGACCGGCAGGAAACCGCCCAAGCCGGAGAGTGTTGCCGCCGTGGAAGCCGACCTTGAAAAGCTGGGCGTTTAAGGCATAATGAGACGTGTGGCGGGCTTAATTCGGAGTTGCTCCCGGATGACAGCCTAACCAGTCAGGTTGCCCCCACACTCTTGAACGACTGGTGAACAGACTGGTTTACAATGTCCGGATATACCCTCTCCTACCGCGATAAGTGGCAGCATCCCGTATTCAGAAACCTTCTTGAAGCGGGCATATGGTCGTGGATGTGTGACACCGCCGTATGGAAAAAAACCAAAATCAGATTTAACGGAATAATGGTCGAGCTTGAACGCGGTCAACTCGCTACAAGCCGCCGTTTTGTATCCGAGGGGTTTGGCATTGGGGAGCAGGTAACCCGCACTTTTTTTGAAAATCTTGAAAAAGAGGGAATGATCAACCAGCGGGTAACCCACTGGGGTA